CTACCACATCAATCATTTGAGCGGGATTTTGAATTCTGGGATCTGGAGCACCACCTTGAGCGTGTTCTAAATTGGCGGCCAGTGTGCGTAAGATGTCTGCGATTTTCATAGTATAGTTTCCGTAGTGTATTTAGCTCAGGGCTGGTAGCGCACAATTTCACCTGTGGCAGAATCAAAGTACAGCTGATTGAGTCCTACAGTAGAATTTACTGTTCGGATGTTGCCTAAAAAAGTATTTGCACCTGTTACTTGTAGCACTTTGGTCAAGGCTCCTGTGGCATTGCCTATGTAGATTTCATTGGTGTTGATGTTCACAGTCATTTCCGCAGGTCTAGCGTTGCCGTTGTAATTGGTCACAGACTCTTGTGCGTTGTCTTTCATCACAGTACGGCTAATGCCGGTTAAATCATCATATGGTGGTGGCGGATTGGCCATTATCTTGGATATCCTTTGAATGCTCGAATGGGACTGGTAGTATCCACATAGCCGGGTTCTTCACTGTCATCTGTGCTGACAGCTATCTTGCCTCCGGCAATATTGGTCATTTTCAGTGCCAGATCAATCACAGGATCTACTGTTTCGTCAAAGCCAGCCACAATTCCATACATGCCCATGGCACTTTCAGTGTTCCAAGCAGGCAGGTCTTTACCGTCTCCGCCGATATCGGCGCGAGCACGGGCCATAGCCACACCAAATCTATAGCTACGGTAAGCATCATTGTTTCTTAACCCTGGCAACATGTAGGTGTCATGCATAGGGCCTGCGGCCTCTGGTGGTAACTTGGCGCGGCTTTCTGTTACAAACTCTCTAGCTCTCATCTTGGATATCCCTTGAATCCAGTGACAGGACTGCGTTTATTTGTTGATTCTAATTCTTTGCTTTTTAAATCACCCCGATTGAGATCTTCGTAATCAGATCCCACAGCTTGAAATGCTTTTTCTAACATGGCCTGTTCAACTTCAGTGTAGGGCATGGCAACATTGTAACGTCCTGCCCAGGATTCATGATCTGTGTCTGGCACAAATGTGCCATCTGTACACGCGGCAGCCATCATGACACGATTGAGTTCGTAAACTCGATCGGCTAGGTCTGCATCTCTAAACTTGTTAAGCCCGACTGTGCTTTGGCTTTTTCGTCGGCCAATTTTGCCAACATGTTTCTCAATGAGAAACTCTCGAGCTCGCACGACTAGGCACCTCCGCCAATGACACCTTCTTGAGCTGAACTGGCTGTGCCTAACTCGGCAGCTGTGAATGTGCCTGTGACTGTGAGCTTGTTGCCTGCACCCACATAGATTTGAACTGTGGTGTTGGCTCCAACTGCCACGGCATTGCTCCAGATGTTGCCCACAGGTGCTTCTGTGCCCAGGGCAGTTGCATACACCTGATAGGTTACTCCTGCACCCAAGGCAGTGATTTCTGCTTTGTCAGTGTACCATGTTGCATTTGCTGCGGTGCTGATTACGTTTGCTTGTGGCATTTTATTTTCCTTATATTACCATGCGCGACACGACCAATATCGTGCCTTGGTTTTTGGTCCCGGATTCGCACAGTTATGACGTGCTCTAAAACTCTTTCTACGAGCAGGATTTGATTTTTTGATCTTCATGGTCTTTTGGCCAAGACGCTTGGCTGTTTTGCCACCGTGACCAAAGTTTACTTTTTTGATATTGCCGGTAGCAGGATCTCGCACATACACTTTTGATTTTTTTACATCGCCGGCCATGGGTTTGTTCAACTGAACCTCACGACCTTGATATTTTGCTTCGTCGAGATCGCCCATAATAGCGTTCCAAAATTCACGAATCCATTCTTCATCACCGTACTTGTCCACAAACTGTTCAAGTGTCATGCGTTCTGCGTCCTTGTGCATGGCATGTTTCATAGAACCTTCTTCCATTGGAATAGGCTTAACAGCGGCCGAAGCAATATTCTTTTCTAGGTCTTCAATGTTGCCTTCGCCCACAAGGCCACCATAGCCCATGGTTTCTAGTATGACATTTGAATCGCCTTCATCGGTATCTTCCAGTGCGGCCCATTGTTCCAACACAGCTATAATTTCTGGAGTGGCGTCCAACAGGATACAGTCATCAGCTACTTCTATGATGTAGGTTTCTACCAAGGTATTGTCTTCAAATTCAATGGCAAACACATCCCCGTCTGCCGGAGCATGCATCCATGATTCTGATTCGGCAATGTAATCTCGTAATGTTTTCATTGGGCTTTGTAGTTTTGATACAGCCTGAACAAATTGTTCTCAAGTTTTGCTGACTCTTCCATCGAAACTTGTCTGCGCAGTTGGCTGGCAATTACCGGAACAGTTGTTTGACCTGTGCTCTTGGGGCCATTCAAGCCACCTGAATACTGCAAGGCATTGTCAGACGTTTCTGTATTTGTGGGCCAATCTGGTGAGTTTTCGTCTAGACTTTCGCAACCACAGGGTATCTTGCCACAGGTATCACAGGTTTCTTGCTCTTGTCCGTTCATGCCGGCCATTTTTAACAGTTGGGCTAACTGATCTGCTTCTGGGCCGTCCGCTGTAACTGTAATGCTTTTGCGTGGTTCGCCTTCTTCACCAGCAGACATATTAGCAGTAATACTCATGCCTTCTGTTAATGCCTGTTTGTATTTCCTGTCCATGCTTTCATACACTCCGCCACCAAAGTTATAACCACCTGAAGATTTTTTCTCTTTGGGTTCTGCGTCAGCTTCTTTGACTTTTTCTGGCAGACCTGTTTCTTTGGTCTTGGCAAACTTTTTAAGTTCACCCTTGGGCATTTGAGCCATTTCCTTTGACGCACCACGTAGTTCTTTTTTAGGAATCTCACCTTTTTGTGCGGCATGTGCTATGCCAGCGGCTCTGCGTTGTGCTACGCTAACGGCTTTTTCTGCAATGGGATTATCTGAATCGTGCTTTTCTTGATCCATGTAGTCATTGGCTGTCTTGATATAGTCAAGTGCCTTGGTGATCTTTGATTGCACCCACTCTGGCAGATTGTCATCGTCGGCTAGAATTCCATGCAGTTCTTTGGCAGCTTTGACCAGAGTGTGCAGTTGATCCCGGGCCATGTCGCCTTCTTGATCGTACTCACCTTTGTCAGTGAGTGACACTGAGTCCATTTCTTTGATACTACACTTGCTCATCAACTTGCTTCGGCCAGTAGGACCTTTGGCGCCGATGGCACGTTTGCTGCCTTTTGGACGACCTTTGACCTTGGGTGCGTCAGACTTTTCGTCGCCGGCTTCGGGTTCATCTTGTATTTTACGAGTGTAACGTTTGCTGTAGCCTGTGTCCGTGACATCAAACTTGCTGTCATCCTTGTGAGCAAACATGCCTTTGGCCACTGCTGGATCAAATGCTGTACCTGCGCTGCGACTTTTCTTCTTGTCGGCAGCTGCCTTGCTCATGGTTTCTTTACGGTTGTCATCTCCGTCGAGATCCAAGAAGTCTGGTTTGGCTTTTTTCTTTTCACCAAGTCCAACCACATCAGCTTCGCGAACAGTTTCCATATCACCATCACCGTCAAGGTCGGCTTTCTTTAGTCCAGCGGCACGGGCTTTCATCAAGTTGCCTGTGAACTTGTTGCCTTCTTCCATGTCGGCTTCATCCATCTTGTCGTGACGGGCGCGGATTGATGCCATCTTTTCTTTGCTGGCACCTTCACGACCGGCTTTTTGTAAAGCCTTCATGCCAGTCTCGCCATATTTCTTTTTGCCCAGGTATGCTTGCAATGCTGACTCATCCATGTCGGATTCGTCAACACTTTCTTTGGTCCGCAACTTGTTCAACACAGCACCGGCCACACGTTCTCCGGCTGCTTTGCTTCCATATTCTTTGCCAGCACTTTTGGCAATCTTAGAAAACATTTTTCCAGGCTTGCCAATGTCTTTGCCAGCACGTGCCTTCTTGGCTGAGTAATCGCCGGTGCTTGCTTCGAGGAATCCACTGGTGCTACCAACACTCTCAGTGAGGTCTTGTTTTTTGGCCAGGTCTGCCAGTCGTTTGTTTAGATCGTAAAAAAATGTCATGCTGTTATCCTCTTGGGTTGGCGCCGGTGGCTGGGCGTGGTGGGCGTTTTACTTTGGTCATAGGACTTGAAGTTCCCATGGGCAAATCGTTTGTGGTTTTGGCTGGTGGTGTCTTACCACCAGCCACTGTGAAGTCACTGCGATAGGCATTCTTTAACACAGCGTGATCATGTGGTGCGGCTGAGTAATCTTTGCTGAGTGCTTTTTGTTCTGCGTCGGGAGCAGGATAGTCTGTGTCTGTGAGCAGATCTTTGTTTTGATCTTCAACTTTTTCTTTTTCATCTATCATGCTGTCTTCGTAGGGAACAGTCAACATGCGGATACGGTTGGGATCAAGTCCCAATAGTTGAGCAATCTGCTGGATCTGTGGCTCAATGGCTGGATAGCGGAATTCACAATCCATGGCACTGACGCTTTCGTTGGCGTGTGCAGGAAAGTCTGCGGGCTTGAGCTGTATGGGTGTTTTTTTGACCGCAGATACTTTAACTGGATCAAACTGCCGGAGCTTTTCTTCCAGTGCTTTGACCAAAGCGGGCTCAACGTCACCTACAATTTTGATGCGATAATTGTAGGTTCTTTGGCTTTCTGCCAGGTATTCTTGAAAATTTTTCATGTTTATATCCCTATATGATATTTATGCTTTGTTATTGTTTTGGTCCTTGGACCCTTTGATCATTTCCAATAGATCATTGCGACTCAACACCTGACCGTGTGCTGTTTGTGCAGGCTCGTCACCTTGCACATCGCGATCCAGTTTGACTTTTTTCATCTGTAGCTCAACCATTTTTAACTTTTTGTTTAACTTGGCAGTCTTGGCTGTGAGCGCATGGCCCAGCATGGTCCCAGCCACAGCAAATATCTCACTTGCATAGCGGCTGTCTACATTGAAGCCCAGATCCATGAGATTGTCAAAGGTTTCTTGTGCTTTGTTGGCCAACTCGTCCATTTCAACGTCACTGGCATCTAGACCCCGCACCGCCGGCAAGGCCTGATCAATCTTGTCTATGGTAGCATCAATTTCTTGTAGTTGTGTTTGAGTGGCAGGAACCGTGACAGGTTGAGTGGTTTCGCTGTTGCAACCAGACGGTGGCAGGTCAAAAAGTTCTTCCAGTTTTCTAGTAATTTTGACTCTCCTTTAATTTGTCTTCAAAATTAGCTCTGTGTAACAATGAGTATTTTACTTTGTCCCAGGTTACATCTAATGCTTTAGCAATCTGTAGTTTGTTTAATCCTTGATCAGCTAATGTAAAAATCTTGATAGCAATACTAAGATTTTTATTGATGTAAGTAGTCATTTTTGACTGTCTATGTTTTGGTGTCCAGGTACTGCCTGCCCGAGCTTTGGCATTTTCTAAGCAGTTAGATAATCTTGAGTCGAGTGCCTTTTTAGTCCAGACTTTTGTAAGTTGAAAATTGCGAATTTGTTCGATGCGGTCAAGGTATTCTTTGCTGTTTTTATTAACAGTAGCATAATATTTTTTTAAATTTTTAATTCTTGTTTCTTCTGTTTTAGCGCGGCCTGCTTTTTGTTTAGTAAGAGCTTGTTCAGTAAACACGTATCCTGATGCTCCGTCTCCGCCGTCTGTTTTATTTCTAAGCGTTCCATTGCCTAAATCAATTCGGCCATACCAACTAATAAATTTTCGTTCTAAAATAAATGCTCCTATTTCAAGCAAATTCCAAGCAGGAAATACTATTCTTGATAAATCAAGAGGTGGCTGAATTTCTTTTTTACTGTGTGCCCACGCTCTTTTTCCTATACCTTTTCCAGCATAGTACGGTGTACCATCTTCTCTTAAATAAAGATAAACATAGAATCCAGGAGGATAATTGCGCTTAGTAAACATAATATATTTACTTATTGCTTATTGCCGCCTTGTCTGAATATGTCTTGCTCAGTTATAACCCTAAAAGTCAGACCGTTGCGTTTGCACCATTTCACTGCTTGTTCCCATTTGGCATAGTTAATAGCCACTTGCGCACGATCTCTTTGACTTTGACGTTCTTCTATAAGACTTTGTTTTTTGGGTTTGATCTCAATCATTTCGGCACGCATGGTATTGTCGCGTCCACGGTAGGTCACAATAAAGTCGGGCACATACATGCTCTGCTTGCCTGTGATGGGATTTCGATAAGGTATGCTGACACCTTCGCTGGCCCATTGTAACACATGATCATTGTTGTCAAGAAACATCATAAAAGTCATTTCCCAACCTGAACGATATTTTGGTTTGCCCAAGCCCACATACTTGTGGGGATTTTTTATTTGATAAAATCCTTGCCGGAAGTTGGGCATGTCATTGTCTCACATTCCTGGCAACATAGAAATTGGGTTGGGAGGCCACATTGACTCCCAAAAGTGTGCTGTTGCTACGAATGCTGTTAAGGTAATAGGACAGGGTCAAGGTCAGTTCGGGTTGGCTCTGGCCTTGAAATTCTTGCAACAGGGTCATCACTGGAATATCACTGCTT